CACATTCCCACTCGAATCCGCCCGAATCTTTCCCGTCCCGTAGCTCGTGCCGCCGACCGACAGCGTCTTAAACCACGCCCCCTCGTTGCCGCTCTCGACGCCAATAAAGCCGATCTGGCTCCCTGATGCGTTGTAGACGCCGAACTTGCCGGGCTTCGATCCGCCGCCGCCCACGCTGATTTCGGTGGTGTCTAACTTGGCCGTGGTAACTGACCCGGCCAGGATAGTCGTGGCCGTGACGGCGTTCGTCGCGATCTTCCCGGCTATGACCGCATTGGCTGCGATCTCGTTGGACGTGATGGCGTTGGCCTGTAGCTTCGGGGTGCTGATAGCGCCGCTGGCAATCGCCGTTTCGGTGATTTGTGACGCGGCGACGATGATCTTTCCGCCGCTGATGGTGAAGAGGTCGCTCGACGCCGGAAGATACTTCCGCAGGTCCAGCGTCCCCGCTGCGCTGCCAATCGACAGCGTGTTCTGCGGCGTCCCGGCCACTTCGGTATTCGTGCGGCCATTGACATCGAACGACACCAGCTTGGCTGTTACCGTCGTCGCAGCGTCTGGATTCGGGATGACAACCGCAATCGGCGATGGCGTAGCCGAGGTCGAGGCGAGCAGTGTTGACCCGCTGTAGACTCGAAGCTCAACGCCGCCCCACGTCGCATCGGACGGCGCGGTGAATGTGGCCGTGATGCGCTGTTGCGTCGTGCCGTCGCTGGCGGTGACGGTTGCCGCGGCAAACGATGCGCCGGTGACGTGGGAGGTCCACTCGGTCCCCGCTGCGCCCGCCGTGGGTGGCGGGACGGAGATGGTCGCAACGGGCGTGCCAACGGCAGGGCTGCGCCCGTCCGTGTTGGCGTTGGCGTTGTTGTCGACGCTGACGGCGTAGAAGGTCCAGGTGGCCGTACTCTGAGGGAAGGCGCTGGATTCAATCGTGACGGCGCTGCCAGTCTCCGCGCCGGTCATCTGCACCTTGTCGCCGCTCGGCAGATGCAGCCATATGACCGCGCCGCCCCAGCGCGCCAGTGCCGCCGCACCTGATGGCCGCGTCCAGGCAAGGTCGATCAGCAACGCCTTCTGGCCCTGCGCGTTCGTGACGTATCGGGCGTTGGCTGCGCTGAATGCGGTGACATTGTCCGCGTACGGTGTCAGCGATGGCCGCGACGCCAACGGCCAGGTCACCGTCGCTACAGCCGAAGGCGTCAGGCCGGTGACGATGGTGTTGACGCGTGGTTCTTCGCTCGCGTCCATCGAGACAAACCACACGCGGATCGGATTTGTTCCGACGAACAGGTCGAACCAATCAGACCGCGCCGCCGTTTCGTTGACGTTGAGCGCGGGGCCGTTGGCCCGTTGCCCGTTCGCGTACTCGTAGACGATCTGGACGCCGCCGAACGGCCTCTGCCACGCTGCGGGAGCGTCTGCCGGCAAGGTCCACCCGAACAGTATGCGGTACTTTGGCGATGCCACCTGTGAGTCGTCGTATTCGACGGAGGCCGAGACGTTGCGGACCAGGCGGGCGTACTCTTCGCCCGACTGGTAGGTAAGCGCGGCAATCGATAGCGTGACGTTGGGCGTTGCGCCGGTCTGGTTAGCGCGTACCAACTCGGCCTCGGCTTGCTCCGAGTAGCTCGCCAAGTAGAACCGGCGGGTGGCTGTTTCGGTCGGTCGCGGCAGGTACAGCGTAACCGGCGAGGCCAGATGGTAGCCCCGGTCGACTGGCGCGAACGTGCCGCCAAGGTTGCGGGTACCGCCGAGGGTGGCCGTGCTATTCAACGGCACGCCAGCCGATGCGGACTGGTCTACAGGCTCTTCCCAGCAGTGGACGCCGACGAAGTCCCCCAGCGGCGACGGCGCGGTAAATGCGATCTTGACGCGGACTCGCTCGTCGTCGGCGTACTCGTAGCTGGCAGACAGGCCCGTGACGTTATCAGGTGCTCCCGGCACAGATGGCGTTGTCGTCGATGCCCCCGGCGCCGCGCCTCTGCCGCCGCCAGTCTGCCCTGCAAGGGCCTTCCAAAACTCCTGCACGCCCGTTAGTGACGTGCCGGTAATGGCCCGCACGCGGAAGCGGAGATACTGGCCGGCCACGTCGGACAGGGTCACATCGTGAATCAGGTACGAGTCGCTTGATACCCCGCGCGGGGTGTTAGCGATGGTCTGGAGTTGGCCGGGCCGCAGCGTCACGCAGGACGGCTCGGCCTCCTCGTCGGTCTCGTACTCGATTTCGGAGACGGCCGCCTTCTTGGCGCTGATGATGGCGAGGGCCTCGTTGTAGGCCTGCACCTGCCCCACTTCACGCTCCAGGTACGACACATAGCGCCCACTGCCGCCGCCTTCCTGCGTAATGGTCGCACTGATGTCGGCGCTATCCTCAACGCGCACGATGTCGGCCCCGAGGCGCTGATAGCGGACGGTGAGCGTGTCGCCGCTGGTGAGCACATCCACGTCCGCGTCCTGCCGGATGCGGGTGGAAGCGTACTCCCAATAGTAGGCCTTGTCCGACTCGCTCAGCCATTGGCCGAACTCCACATCCTGCCCGTTCACCGTCATACCGACGATCTGCCCGAGGCGGTTGGCGAGCGTAAACGTGCGGGTGGTGCCGTCGCCCGTAAACGACTCTTCGGTCACGGTAATCTGCGTCCACGGCACGCGGAACGCGGCGGCGTTCGTCTTGTCCTCGCGCGTGCGGCGGACCGTCAGCGAGCGATAGTTGGCGCTGCTAGTCGAGATACTGAACGGCGCGGCGGCGAACGTGCGCGGCTTGAAGTAGAGCTCGCGGTCCTCGTCGATCCACCAGACGAGGTTCGACAGGGTCGCCAATTGCCCTATAGCATCTGAGACGGTCGCGTCTGCGTCGAAGGTCACCGCGTCGAGGACCGCGCCGAGGTCCACGTTGGTGGTGCCGATGCCTTCGTTGTCGGCAAAGTTGGCGATCAGGTCCGCTACGATGGTCCCGGCCCGGTTGGTCAGCAACACCTGCTCGAGCGTCCCGGCGTCGTTAATGTCAACCGCTGCGCCGCCGCTCGTCAGCGAAAGTTGCAGCGTCGTGCTGGCCGCGCTGACAACGAAGTACTCGATGGTCGAGTCCAGCCCGCCCGCCAGTGCGCCTTGCGCGTGGGCCTTGATTCGGACCCGTGCGCCGTTGCTCAGACCGTGCGCCGAGGCGCTGGTGAGCGTGTTGGTGCTCGCGTCAACGGTGACGATGATGGTGCCGTCGTAGTGCGCCGGAAGGGCCGTCGAGAAGTTGTAGCAGCGCCGCCGGTCGAGGCGTTGCTCCCAGGTAATGCCGCGGACGTCGTAGAACGCGCCAGCGGCCGCCCCGGCTTCGGTGATCGACACTTCGGCGACCTCGTCGACGCTGCCAGCCCACAGCTTCGCTGCGCCGCTGTACAGTTCGATGACGTGGCCCTGCTGCGGTCGATACGCGCCGCTGGTCGAGACGATCCGGCAGTTGAACGTGGCCCGCTGGCCGAGACTCGCCTGAATGCTCAGTGAATACGGGACCGCCTCGCGGATCGCCCCGGCAATGTAGACGTCGATGCTCACGCGGGTATCACCCCCAGTTGCTTCAGCTCTCGCGTGATGGCGTCGAGTAGCGTTCTCGTATCGCCGGTCGCGCTGATGTTGATGGTGACGTTGTTACCGCCCGCCATCGCCATCTGGCGGCCTTCAGTGCGGATCATGGAGTCGTGGATGTCCTTCAGCTTGGGCAGGTATTCGTTGTTCTTTTCAAGCAGGTGCAGAAGGTGGATCTGCGAGTAGCGGACCTCTTTCTCGATCAGGTCGAGGGTTTTGTTCATGCCGGCCATCTGGAAATTGCCGACAATCCCCGACACCAGCGACCCGATGCCCGTCACCATGCCGAGGATGCCGCCCGACGCCATACCCATCACGCTGCCGCCCACGCCAGCTGCGCCGCCCCCGCCGCCGCCAACCGCTGCGCCGCCTCCGCCCCCGCCTCCAAAGATGCCGCCAACAACCTTTCCCAAGCCGCCGAACTTCGTCAGCAGCCCGCCCAGCGCCTTCACGACCTGGTTAATTCCGCCCTCGATCACCGTGCGAATCAAGCTCGATGCGATCTGCTTGCCAATGCGCTCGAAGGTCTCGCCGATCTTTGCGCCGCCCATGATGATGTCCGCGATGCCGCGCGAGAGATCGGTGACGATGGTGGACACCTGCCGACTGATAGCCTGCTGCGTCTTGCTCCAGTCCTTGCCCACGTTGCCCGCCATGATGCGGATCATGTCCGCGTTGCGCTTGGCGGCGCGGGCGGTGTCGGAGCCGGTGAGCACAGCCTCGGACGGCAGGCCCGCAATGGTCGGCGTTGGCAACTTCCGCACGTCCGTTTCGGGCCCACCAAGGGACGGCGCGGCTTCAAGGATGCGGAACTCTTTCAGCGCAGCGGCGGCGGCCCCGGCAGCGGAACCGTACTTTACCAACGCGGCCACGCCATCGCTCAGGCGGGTGTTGTAATCAGCCTGCAGGATCGACAGACGCTCTTTCAGGACCGCGTTGTTAAACTCGGTTTCGTAGGACTGGACGACGCCCCTTCCGTAGTGCTGGACGGCTTCGGCGGCGGCGGTGGTGGCGGCCGTCAGCGACTGAAACGCGGCAGACGTTGCATCAAGTCCGGTCTTTGCTGCCGCCGTTGCCGGTGCCTGCGCGTGTAGCTCGCGCTGCGCCAAGATGAGTCCCTTGTTGAACTCGTCAAGGCCAATTGCGCCAGAGCGGTATCGCTTTTCAAGCTCGCGCACCTCCGCCGACTTTCCGCGCAACTGGATAAGCAGCTTCTCGGTCGCGTCGGAAAAAATCTTGTTCGACTTGTTGAGGTTTTCCTCGGCGGCCCGCATGGCAAAGAAAGCCTCTCCGGCCTCGTATGCCTTCATCGCCGTCAGCGCCAACGCGCCGGCCAATAGACCGATTGCCCCGGCGGCGGTTGCCGATCCGGCAACGATTCCGCTCTGCGCCAGAAGGTAGGTCGTAAAGCTGCCGCTCGCGGCCATGACGGCGGTCGATAGCGTGCCAAGCACGCCAATAACCTTTACCAGTGCACTGCCGATCAGCGCCGCCTTTTCGATCACCGTACCGATGATCAGGACAGCCCCCGACAGCGCCACGCCTGCCGCAGCGGCCTCGACAACGAAGCTCTTGGTCTCAGGCGTCAGATTGTTGAACGCCGTTGCAAGTTCCTTGGCTCGCTCAACCATCGGCGTCAGCACGTCTTTGACGACCGTCTTCCCAATCGGCTCCAGCGACTTCCCGAACTCGGCGGCGGTGGCAAATACCTCCTCCCGCAGATTCTCCATGCTGGTTTTGAGGTCCCCGCCAGCCCGCCCGCCTTTCTCCAGTTCGCTCACCACGACGCCGATGAACTGCTGCGCCGAGATGCCCATGCGCTCGAAGGTCTTGGCCGGGTCGCCCAGCGCCGCCGCGCCGAATTTGTCTTTGATTATCGCGGCAATTTGCGGAATGCGTTCAACGATGGGGTCGAGGTTTTCTTTCGTCACCTTGCCCACAGCCGCCATTTGCGAAAGCTGCCGAATGACTTCCGAGAAGTCCTCTTTTCCGCCACCCACGACCGCCAGAGCGTTGCCTAGCTCGCGCATGATGCGCCTGGATTCGTCGGCGGTGCTCCCGAGGGTCTGCAGGCGGATCGAGCCCTGTACGGCCTCTTTGAGCCCCAGCCCCGGCAGCTTCGAGACTTCTTTCAGTTTCTCAAGTTCAGTCGCTGCCGCCGTCGTGGACTTCATCGTTGCGGCGAGACCTTTTTCCAGCGTCTCCATCTGCATCGCCGCGTTGAGCGCCGCAGCGCCCGCGGCTACGACCGGCGCGGAAAAGCCGATGGAGAGCGCTTGACCTGCTTCGCTGATCGTCGCGCCGAACCGCTTAATCTTGCCAAGGCTGGCGTTGACTTTCTTGTCGAAGTCGTCGGTGCTGGCTCCGATTCGAACGATTAGATTGCTTAGGACAGGCACCTATCGTCTCCCGTTTTTCTTCGCTGCTTTCTCAGACTCTCGGTGCTTCAGTTCGAGGTAGGCAGCCCACTCGGTAAACTCGCTGCTGCTCATCTCCTGTAGCAGCCGCCCCACTGTCATGTGTAGTATCTCGGCGAGGGCGAAGGCAAATCGCCGCTCGCCCGTTAGTTTTTTTCCGCTGCTTCTGCCGGTTCTGCGCCAAGGCCCGAGATGCGGCAGATTTCAGTTACAACGCGGTCGATCACGGCGCCAGGCATATTCACAATGGCGTCGTGGTGCGCCGCTTCGAAGATCGGCTTGCCGGTTGCCGGGTCAAACGTCGAGGCAATCACCAGCCGCGCCATGGCGACCGCTGGCCACTTCTTCGCGTCTTCGCCGAACTTCAGGCGCTGCTCCACTGTCATTTCGCGGATGCCGATTTTTGCATCCCACTCGGGCACGTCCAGCGTTTCTTGCTTCAAAGAGACGGCCAGGATTTTATCTGCTAGTTTCATGAGTTTAGATAGTCCA